GCCTCTCCCAGTGGGCACAGGATCGCAACAGCCGCATCTGATGTGCTAGGATAGCGAGCAACGGGGGGCACCGAGCCCCCCACCACCCAATTCTCTTCACAAACCCATGCCTTCCTTCGTTATCACCAACGCCCCCATCTATCGGACGTTCACTGTAGACGAATCCAGCGCCATTCACAATATCGAAATCGACGGTAATTTCGTCGAGATCATATTCCAATCAAACCACGAGAAAGCATATCTTTTTGAAGCCACAAATCGCTATAAAGTATACCTTACCGAAATTATTAAATCACCCGATCTCCTCGGTTTTTCCCTCGGTTCAGTAATAGCGAAAGGCAGGAAAGTTGGAGATCTCAAGTATATCGAAGAAGGCGGATATTGAGCACAGTTAGCTATACTCACAGGGGGCAAATCCTGCCCCCTTTTTTATTTCTCTTTTTTTACAGTTAGCTATTCTTTATACAATCAAATAAATGTAGGAAAGTATACAAATACAAATACACATAGATTACACAGTAATTAGAATTAGCAACTAATCACAATTACTCAGTATTACTAATACTTTGATAATTACCAGTGTATTAGTAATACTATACAAATAAAATTACACAATAATACAAATACTTTGTAATTACAATTAGTTGTTAATTCTAATTAACAGTAAATAAATGTATTTGTTATTATTAACAACAATTAAATACGATTGCAAAGTAATTAGAATAACACAGTAATTACGATTGCAAAGTAATTAGAATTAACAGTTAATCGTAATTGTACGTTAATTATAATTAACGTTAAGCGAAAGGGGACCCAGCTTTCTAAGCTATAAACGTTTCCCAGAGCCCTCGAAATATCACAAAGAATTCTCCAAGTTGGGTCCCCCGATTCCAAAAAATTTCCCCAGGTAAAAAAATGCCCAGAAGTCGCCCCACAAAAAGACCTCAGAACGTATGCCATAGTTGTGGATATACGTGGTATCCAAGAGGTAAGAATGTTTCGTGGCGATGTCCATATTGCGGCAGCACTCACACAGGGATAGATTACACTGGGCTAATCGCCATAGTGCTTCTAATTGCTGTGTGTTTTGCCATAGTTTATTGGTATATCAGTATTCCTTTGACAATACTGGGAGTATGGCTTTGGAGAAAAAATAAATAATATTGTGAGTTAACGATGAACATGGAGCATAAGATCACTTACAAGACCAAAGATGGTACACTGAAGGAGCAACGTTTTGATGACTTCAACCAGTTTGCCGATACAATTGAAGAGATTGCAAATGAGTATTATGTTGGTATGCAACCAGATATTCAAGTACAAACAATTAATCAGAACATGGTAACAACAGAAAGGGTGACAAATGGAAGAACAGATACTCCAAGCATTGAATTCCTTGGATAAACGGTTAGAAGCGGTTGAGGAAAAACTTTCTCAACTACCAGTGCCTTTTAAAATTATGTACAAACCTGCATATAGAGAAAAGCACGTTGATTTAGTTGAATATCTAGATCAAATCAACAAAAGATTAGAACAAATCGAAAATGGCAGTGTATGCTGCGATATTTAAGAGATGCCATTACTAGTAGGTCCTTCAACACCAGATAGTCCATCAATTAATGGACCATGTTTATTTCCAGCAAAGCCAGTGACTGCACCATTTCAGTCACCGAATATATTTGTCGGTAAAAAACCATTAGAATTTATGCATAGTGGTTTACCACCAGATAGTATTGAAGGTACTGCAAATAATCCATTAATTCCCTGTGTGCCCCCTCTGACGCCCGCTCTAAGGAAGGTAATTACATCGGTAAACACATCCGTCTTCTTTAACAAAGTGCTGCCAGCGGTCCAGGGAGACGCCACTGAGCTAACATCTGTACCAGGCACGAAGCGAATATTCGTTGCTCCGTTTCAGCATCCCAATTTGTTCATTGCGAACACGAGGGTTGCCAAGAAGTCGTGAGTGTGCTACAATATGGGGGTAGTTAACCAATAGGTTTTTTATGGCAAAGCGTCCTTCACTGACTGGCAATCGAATCGAGTCCAAACCCAAGAAATCCCGTCAGGGAGCTGGGGCACACACGAAATATGCTGCCAGTAGCCGTAATGGTGCTCGGAAAAAGTATCGTGGTCAAGGTCGATAATAGATTGAGCGGCGAAAGCCGCTTTTTTTATTGGTTATTTTGTGGGGTAGTAAATAGTAGTAGAAGGGATAGCAACCCCTTTAAAAGTTCTGTTCAACCTTTATGGAGAAAACAGATGGCTGTATCACCAGTAGATAAGAGTAACGGCTTTATTGAATCAGGTATGACTCTGATTTCAGACGTTGCATCGGAAAAGTACCTAAGACAGGTAAAAAAATATTCGGTTCCCGATAATCGTTTATCTCGACCATGTGGCGGGGCAGGCGGTTTCGATGATTATGTGGAAAGGTTTGAGGAGTAAATATAAATAAAGATAAAACCTAAAATGCCTCAATTCCAGACTTTTAAAGATCTGAGTAACACATTTAAATTACATCCAGTGACAGGAGATTTGATTGTTAAAAAAGATGCCGAAGCCATCAAACAAGCAATCATTAATCTCCTGTCTACTGTGAAGGGCGAAAGATTTTTTAATTTTTCACTAGGATCTGAATTAAGAAATTTATTATTTGAACCATTAGATGATGCAACCGCATCTTCTATACAACGAGAAGTTATTACTGTTATTCAAAATTATGAACCTAGAGTTAGATTATTAGAGATTACTGTTGATAGTAATTACGAATATAATGGATTTGATGTTGGAATACAGTATGAAATTGTTGGCAGAGAAGATAGACCAGCAGAATTAAGCTTTTTCTTAGAGAGTAACCGATAATGTCGTATAATCAGGTAGCGAACCTAGACTTCCAACAAATTAAGACAGCACTTAAAGAATTTTTAAGAGCACAGTCAGATTTTACTGATTATGATTTCGAAGGTTCGTCATTAAGTATTCTCATTGATTTACTGGCATATAATACGTATTATACAGCCTTTAACACCAATATGGTGGCTAATGAGCTATTCTTATCTTCAGCCACTTTGAGGGACAATGTGGTGGCTCTGGCAAAGCAATTAGGCTATAGACCTCGCTCTGCTTCTGCGCCATCAGCATCGATTAATTTTGACGTAACATTTACTGGATCTTCCCCAGATACCATTTTTCTTAGAAAAGGAACAGGTTTTAACACAATTTTTGATGAGAGTCTATATCAGTATGTTGTGATAGAAGACCAAGAAGCAAATGTAGTGAATAATATTGCTTCTTTTAGAGATGTTCAAATTTATGAGGGAAGTTTAGTAACTAATAAGTACATTGTCAATACATCACTAAAATCGCAACGTTTTATTATTGAGAACCCTGGCGCTGATATTTCTACAGTACGAGTAAGAGTATTTGAAAGTAATTACAGTTCATACTTTGATCATTATGAATTTGCAGAAAATATTCTAAATGTTGAAGGTAATTCCAAAGTATTTTACATTGAAGAGATTGATGATGAGCGTTATGAGATTTTCTTTGGTGATGGTGTATTTGGTAGAAGCTTAGAAAATGGTGAAGTTATTGAAGTATCGTATCTAGTAACAAATGGACCTGCTACAAATGGTGCTAGATCATTCACATTTTCTGGTGTATTAGAGGATTTATCAAATAATAGCAACTATCCAGTATCAATTAATATTTTAACTGGTTCAACTGTTCCAGCTAATGGTGGCGAAACTATTGAAGCGATCACTGATATCAAATTCAAAGCACCTAGATTCTTTGGAACTCAGAATCGTGCAGTAACTGCTGCTGATTATGCTTCTATTATTGTTGGAAGGAATATCTATCCTGCTGTCTCCGATATCATTTCATATGGCGGCGAAGAGGAAGATCCCCCACAGTATGGTGTAGTTAAAGTTGTTATTAAGCCAAAAGACTCACCATTCCTTTCATCATTCACAAAAAATGAGATTGTTCGCAAGTTACGTCCATTTATGGTTGGATGTACTCATGCGATGATTGTTGATCCATCAATTCTTTATATTGAGTTAGATTCTACCATCTATTATGATAGATCTAGGACTACACAAAGACCAGAAGAAATTCGCACTAAAGTAATTTCTGCCATAGAAAGGTATACTAACCTTTCTGATACCGAAAAATTTAATGGTAAATTTAGATATAGTAAGTTTATCTGTGTTATTGACGAAGCAGACAAAGCTATTAATTCAAATCAAACTTTAATTAAAATGCGTAAAGATTTTTACGCTCAGTTGAATTTAGAATCATATTATGAGGTTTGTTATCAAAATGCATTTGACAGAGATTGTCTTGGACCTAC